CTGGCGTTAAAGTTAAAAGAGTGCTTTCGTCTATCGGTTAGGATGGTGCGTTACGCAAAGAGAGAGGTTCGATTCCTTTAGGCACTCCAAATCTATCTATCATGCCAAAAAAACTACACATTGACATCGAGACTTACTCGAGTGTTGATATCACTACGTGTGGCTCTTACAAATACTTTGAGAGCCTTGATTTTGAAATTCTTATGATTGCGTACGCTTTCGACGACGACCCGATAAGAATTATTGACTTAGCACAAGGAGAAGAATTACCTTATTGGTTTGCCCCTGCTTTGCGAGACGAAGATATTGAACTCCACGCCCACAACGCCAATTTCGAGCGTAACGCTTTTCGTACTTACGGAATTGAAACGCCAATAGAAAGGTGGCACTGTAGCGCAGTTAAAGCAGGGTATTGCGGTTTACCTCTTTCGCTCGATGGGGCTTCTAAGGCTTTGCAATTAGGAGACAAAGGCAAGAGCGCCGAAGGTAAAGCCCTTATTAAATATTTCAGTTGTCCCGTAAAGCCAACTAAGGTAAACGGTATGCGCACCAGGAACTACCCTCAGCACGACCCGGAGAAATGGGAACGCTTCAAAGAGTATTGTAAGCAAGACGTTGAAGCCGAGAGAGAAATAGGACGTAAACTACAAACCTATGAAATACCAGACAGCGAAAGACTTAATTACTTCTTAGATCAAAAGATAAACGATAAAGGCATTTTGATTGATTTGGTAATGGCTCAAAATGCTTATGCTATTGATAACCGATTTAGCGCAGAGCTTTACGCCCAAGTAAAAGAACTTACAGGACTTGACAACCCAAATAGTCCAGCGCAATTAAAAAATTGGCTGCAGGATAAAACAGGTTTCGAAATTCCTTCTTTGGCTAAGGGATTGTTACCAGACTTAATCAAAGACGCAAAGAGCCCCGAAGTATCAAAGGTTATAGGCTTACGTCAAATGATGAGCAAAACATCAACAAAGAAATATTTAGCAATGTTAAATTGTGCATGCAACGACAATAGAGCACACGGCTTGTTTCAGTTCTACGGAGCAAACCGTACAGGGCGTTGGGCTGGGCGTTTAATCCAAATGCAGAACTTACCTCAAAACCACCTTGAAGACTTGGAAGAGGCGAGAGCATGCATCGCTTCGGGAAATTACGACCTCACAACTCTTTTATATGACGACATACCCTCGATGCTTTCACAGTTGATTCGTACGGCGTTCGTAGCTAAAGAGGGGCATACCTTTGCCGTTGCCGATTTTAGCGCAATTGAGGCCCGTGTAATTGCGTGGCTAGCGAATGAGCTGTGGCGTATGAAAGTATTTAATACGCACGGTAAAATATACGAGGCTTCGGCTTCAAAAATGTTTAACGTACCAATTGAGGCAGTTACCGAAGGCTCAGACTTAAGAGCAAAAGGCAAAGTAGCGGAATTGGCTTTAGGCTATCAAGGCGCTATCGGAGCTTTAAAAACTATGGGAGGCGAAAAGATGGGGCTTAGTGATCCCGAAATGGAAACAATCGTTAAGCGTTGGCGTATAGCCAATCCTGCTATCGTGGCTTTGTGGGCAGACATGGAGAGTTGTGCAATGCGAGCGATACAATTTAAAAAGAAAGTAGTATCTATCCACAAAGGATTAATATTCGATTGTGACGACATGGCTTTGACTATCGAGTTGCCTTCGGGTAGAAAACTATTTTACCAGTCGCCAAGCTTTACAGAGAACCAATGGGGGCGAAAGTCAATACGTTATAAAGGTATGGATCAAACGACTAAGCAATGGACTTACGTCGATACCTACGGGGGTAAATTAACTGAAAACATAATCCAAGCAATAGCGAGAGACTTATTAGCGGATTCGATGCTGAGAGTTGACGCAGCGGGATTCGATATAGTACTTCATGTACATGATGAGGTTGTAGTCGAAAGTTATGATAGGGCAGGAGTTGAAAATTTAAAGCGTATTTGTGATATTATGGGTGAAGAGGTTAGCTGGGCTAAAGGCTTGCCGTTGACTGCTGACGGGTATTTAACACCGTTTTACAAAAAAGATTAAAAACTTTATATAAAAATATTTTTTATATCGAAATAAGTTTCTTAGTTTTGACCCAACAAATAAAAACCGAGAAAATGAAAAAGACGATATCTAAAGAGCAAGCACTAAAACGCCTCGAGGAAATGGAGCAAGAACTTCACGAGGCTAATAACTCTACAGAATACTGGAGTCACGAGTACCACACTTTACTAACGGCACACAACAATTTAAAATATACAGATAATCCAATACTAAAATTTTTAAATTCTTGTTCTATTATTGAACAATCAAAAGTAGAAGATTTTATAAAAACATTAAGACCATGAAAGCACCAAACAAAATAATTGTATTAGACTCTGAGTACTCAATCGAGTGCAACGGATTAGGCACAATGCTCGACTACGTAGCAGCCAAAGAGCGTATCGACACCGATACATTAGAAAGTAAAATCGTTACAGTAAAAGACCGTTGGTACTTCTTAAACGTACCGCAGGCACTTAGGAAGTACGCCGACAAAGTTTTAGAGCAAAGCGACGACTTGAAAGACGTGCTTAAAAAGTTAAAAGAAGTTGAGCTAATAATCAAAAATATTAAATAGTTATGAAATTAGAATTAAAACATTTAGCTGGGTATTTACCTTATGGTCTTTTAGTTACGAAAAACGATTGGACTAACTATATGTTATTAACGCCGTGTTCAAGCTACTTAGCTGACTCAAAAAGAAAGTATGAAATTGGTATTTTAGATGTTATTTGCTTCAAAGCTAAACCAATACTTCACCCACTTTCAGACCTTACAAAAAAGATTGATTTTAAAAATAAGAAGATTACCCCTTTAACTGAATTATTAAGATTGTCTAATTTTGATGTGAGTAAAATGATTTTTGAGAATCAGTTAGAATTTTTAGATACTTTTACTAATATTCTTTTCCTATCTTTTGAAGATGGTCAAAGGCTAATGGAATGGCATTTTGATATTTACGGGCTAATAGAAAAAGGTTTAGCTATTGACATTAATACTTTAAAATAATTATGCTAAACGACCAAAAAATAAATATCGCAATAGGTAAGACGGCAAAGACGAAAGTATGGCAAAATAAAACTATGCTTTTCTCCGAGTTTGCAAATAGGCTACGCACACCGCACTACACGAACGAAACTTTGAAAGAGTTCTTGCAGGCTACCAAAGAGGAACAAAGCCACATAAAGGACGTAGGGGGCTACGTAGGAGGCTACTTGCGACAAGGCAAAAGAAGCCCCGAGAACGTAGGACACAGGCAAGTTGCAACCTTGGACATCGACTTTGCGCATCTTGACTTTTGGGAAGACTTCACGATGCAATTCGATTGTTGTGCGATTCTTCACGGAACTCACAAGCATAGCGAGTTATCTCCACGATACCGCCTTGTTATCCCTTTGTCAAGAGAATGTACACCCGACGAGTATGTAGCGGTAAGCAGACAAATAGCGGGGCTTTTAGGAATCGACTTATTTGATAACACTACTTTTGAGACTAATCGCCTTATGTTCTGGCCAAGTACGCCAAAAGACCAAGAGTACTACTACAGAGAGCAGGACGGACCTTGGGTAGATGTTGACGAAATACTTGCAAGTTATATCGATTGGAAAGATACGAGCCTTTGGCCCACAGCCGATAAAGTAATTCGTTCTATAGGCGAACAAGCAAAGAAGCAAGAAGACCCCGAAGTTAAAAAAGGAATTGTCGGAGCGTTTTGTCGCACCTACACAATTACCGAAGCTATCGCCACATTCTTGCAAGATCAGTACCTACCGACTGAGAAAGACGACCGATACACATATACTAAAGGGAGCACTGCTGCGGGACTTTTAGTCTACGAAGACAAGTTCGCATACAGCCACCACGGCAGCGATCCTGCAGGAGGGAAAACCTCAAATGCTTTTGACCTTGTTAGGCTTCACCTTTACGGACATTTGGACGGCGATAGCTACACAACGCAAAAGCCAAAGAGTTACGTATCTATGGAGGACTTAGCTCGACAAGATCCGGAAGTTAAAAAGACAATAGCCTCTGAGAGCGTAGCAAATGCTAAGTATGACTTTGCGGAGGATTTAGAAGACGAAGAGCTTGGAAACGTTGAAGGCGACCAGGATAGTATTGAGTGGATGGGAGAGCTTGAAGCCGATAGCAAAGGCAAGTATCTATCGAGTGCTACGAATATAAATACTATTTTGGCGAACGACCACAGACTTAAGCAGACGTTTAAGCAAAACGATTTCGACGGTAAACGTTATGTATTTCGTTCTTTACCTTGGCGTAAGATTACAACTCCCGAACCAATTCGCGATGTAGACTACGCAGGAATTAGAAATTACATCGAAAGTATCTACGGAATTACTGGCGTAATGAAAATTGAGGACTCAATCGCTTTAGAATTCGAAAAGCAAAGCTTCCACCCTATTAAAGATTATCTTAAAGCTTTGAAGTGGGATGGAGTTAACAGATTGGATAATTTGCTTATTGACTACTTCGGTGCTGAGGAAAATGCCTATAGTCGTGAAGCAATTAGAAAAACACTTTGTGCTGCAGTAGCGAGAGTATTTAATCCAGGCGTTAAGTTCGACATGGTTTTAGTCTTGGTATCGGATCAAGGGGCGTATAAGTCTACTTTCATTAAAACACTTGGCAAACAATGGTATTCCGATTCATTTATGACGGTACACGGTAAAGAGGCTTTCGAGCAAATTCAGGGGGTGTGGCTTATGGAAATGGCAGAGCTTGCAGGATTAAGAAAGGCAGACGTTGAAGCGGTAAAGCATTTCATCACAAAGCAAGAGGATTCATTCCGTGCAGCCTACGGGCGCGTTACGATGAACCACAAACGCCAATGCGTGTTTTTTGCCACAACCAACAAAAGAGACTTCTTAAATGACCCCTCTGGGAATAGACGTTTTAACCCAATAGCGGTACGCTCACCAAAAATAACTAAACATGTTATTAATGATTTACCAAATGAGGTCGATCAGATTTGGGCGGAGGCGATGCAACTTTATAAGAAAGGTGAAAAACTATATTTAAGCGTTGAAGCCGACCAATTAGCCAAACAAGAGCAAAGCAAACACTCTGAGACTGACGAGCGTACGGGGCTTGTAGAAAGCTATCTCGACGCCCGACTGCCTAAAGATTGGAGCGACAAAGATATATTCGAACGTCGCCAATATTTAGATGTAGGCAGGACAGTTGAGGGAGAACTTCGAAGCGTTGTTTGCATGGCGGAAATATGGTGCGAGTGCTTAGGCAAAGCTAAAGAGGACATGAGTCGATACAACACTAGAGAGATTAACGATATATTAAAAAGCCTTGACGGATGGGAGCATCACACAACAACTAAAAACTTTGGCTATTATGGCAAACAAAAATACTACTCGAGGAAAACTTTATAATGTTGATGAGCTCGCAGAGCAGTTAGGTATAAGCGTTAAGAGCGTCCGAAATAATATAAGCACCAAAAAGCTAAGGAAAGTTAAATCTATTGACGGGCGGAGTTTATACAGCGTCGCCCACTTAGAAGCTTTAAAAGCAAAAAAGCAAGTACCAAAAAGAGTAAAAGGCTTTTATATTTACGAATCAAAAATTAACAACCATGACTAAAAGAGAACAAGAATTTGAAAGCGTAATAGCTAAAACGCTTCAAGAGATACAAGATTTATTCCTTGTAAAAGGTAAAGAGTACAGACGTGCTAACAACCCTTACCACAACTTCGAGAGAGGCGCAGAAATGACGAACTTTACAAGAGAGGAAATACTACAGGGATTTTTGAGAAAGCACCTTATTAGCGTTGAGGACATGCGCAACGACAGTTGTGTAGGCTTGCACCAAAGCGTCGAAAAGATAAACGAAAAGTATAACGACATACTTGTTTACTTTATTATTGAAAAAGCTATGATGCTTGAGAATGCAGAAATTTACAATAGCTCTTTGCAAAAAGCGAGAGGGCTTTTAAAAGGCTTAAGCAATGACGACATTTTACCTAAAGGTCCAAAAAGCTTGACTACGACGGAAAGAATAAGAGAAGGAAACCTTAATGATATATTTACCAAAGATGCTTAAACCAAACATTGAATCAGAAAAAGTACTTGAGAAGTATTTAGTATCCGAGATTAAAAAATTAGGAGGCTGGGCGGTTAAACTGTTATCGAGTTTAGTCACAGGACTACCCGACCGCCTTATATTATTACCAGGGGGACGGGTTGCTTTTGTAGAGGTGAAGACAACAGGCAAGAAAGCAAGTGCAATACAATTAGTGAGGCATAAGCAGTTGACGCAGTTAGGCTTTCGAGTTGAGGTCTTGGATAGCAAAGAGGGAATTAATAATTTTATAAATAATTACCGCTAATGATTTACATGGGCTCAAAGAATAGAATTGCAAAAGAGATACTTCCGATAATATTAAAAGACCGAAAACCAAATCAATGCTATGTTGAGACAATGGTCGGAGGGGGTAATTTAATCGATAAGGTCGAGGGTTTTAGAATTGGGGCAGATATAAACCCGTATGTTATTGAGGCGTTAAAACTTATCAGAGACATCCCCGAAAGTTTACCCGACCACGTGAGTGAAGAGTATTACCAAGAGCTTAAGACTAAAAAGGAATTAAACGGTTTAACGGGAGTGTTAGGCCACGCTTGTAGTTTTGGCTCAAGATGGATGGGGCCTTACGCCAAAAATAAAAGATGTGATGATTATGGACGTGCGGCTAAAAATAACGCCTTAGCGCAAAGCCCTAAATTAAAAGATTGTCTTTTTATAAACAGCTCATACCAACTTCTCGATATACCAAAAGAAAGCATTATATACTGCGACCCTCCGTACGAGGGTACAGCTGGTTACGAGGGAGGGTTTAACCATTCTGAATTTTGGGAATGGGTAAGAACTAAAAGCCTTGAAGGTCACAGCGTGTTTGTATCAGAGTACAACGCTCCAGACGATTTTATTTGTGTTTGGTGCAAAGAGCAAACGACCTCTCTAAACAATAGAAGTAAAAGCATAAAAACAACTGAGAAACTATTCATATTTAACGACCTTTACTAATGCTAAACGAAACTAACTTACATGGGTATCAACACACAGGAGTTGACCACATAATCACAAATACGCATTCGGCCCTTCTCCTCGAGATGGGCCTTGGGTAAGACTACTACAACGCTCACAGCTATTAACAGATTGATTTATGACAACCTCGATATATCAAAAGTGCTTGTTATCGCTCCTCGCCGTGTAGCGGAGTCCGTATGGGCGCAAGAGGTTGAGAAGTGGGAACACTTGAAGCACTTAAAAGTAAGTAAGATAATAGGTGACGCTAAGAAGCGAAAAGCAGCCTTAGCAGTCAAAGCAGACATATACACCATAGGACGTGATAACGTGGCTTGGCTATGCGGTTTATACGGGGGGGGTATGTTACCGTTTGACATGCTTGTTATCGATGAGAGCAGTTCGTTTAAGAACCACGCCTCGATGAGGTTCAAAGCTCTTAAGCGTGTGCAGCCCTCGTTTAGTCGTGTGGTCCTGCTTACTGGAACACCTGCGCCTAATAGCTTAATTGACTTGTGGGCTCAAATCTACCTACTTGATAGGGGTGACAGACTCGGTAAGACTATTACCTTTTATAGAGATAACTACTTCCGTAAAAGCTACAACGGTTTTGGGTACGATCCTCAGATTGACTCCGACGAACGCATACATAATAAAATAAAAGATATTTGTATATCGATGAAGTCAGAGGATTACTTGGACCTACCCGAACGAATAGATAACTTTATTGCTATTGACTTCCCGCCCGAAGTTAAGAGGCGTTACGAGATATTCGAGCGTGATATGGTGCTTGAAATGTTTGAAGACGTTGAAGAGATCACGGCTATGAACGCCGCGGGTTTATCCAATAAACTTTTACAGTTTGCGGGCGGGGCGGTTTACGACGCAGAGAAGAACTGGCACGAAGTCCACGACTTGAAGCTCGACGCTGCGGAGGACATTATCGAGAGTGCCAACGGTCAGCCCGTTTTAATCGCTTATACCTATAAGCATGAACTTGAGAGGCTCTTGGTCCGATTAAAGAAGTACAAGCCTGTAAAGCTTACAACGGATGCCGACATACTAAAGTGGAACAAAGGCGAGATTCAAGTAATGCTCGCACACCCAGCAAGTGCCGGACACGGATTGAACCTACAAGCGGGAGGCTCGATAGTTCTTTGGTTTAGTTTGAATTGGTCATTAGAGCTGTACCAGCAGTTTAACGCCCGTTTGCACCGCCAAGGACAAAAGAGTAGTGTAGTTATTAATCACCTGATTGCGCAAGGCACAGAGGACGAAACGGTAGTAAGCTCGCTCGACGGGAAGCGTGACACGCAAGAGCTTTTGATGCAGGCAGTAAAAGCTAAAATAGCGAAATATTTAAAATAAACATATAAATATTTTATATATAGAAATAAGTTTTATATCTTTGAAATCTAATTAAAAACATAGACAAAATGAAAAGATTATTTATAGTTACCTACTGGGTCTCTTTCGAGAGTGGGTTAAAGTCAAAACATGATATATTTGAAAATTTTTGGTTTTGGAGAGCCCCGCCTTACCTAGTTTGGCTGCGTAGAGAAAGAGCAGAAAAAGAAAAAGAGCGACAAACCGCGCTAGTAGTAGTTAACTGCGGTGTATTATGAAACAATTTAAGTTCTTTTACTGGCGACGTTACGGCGATAACGAAAAAGATTGCGACACGATTGTACTTGAAGCACTGAGCGAAGCAAGCGCAAGGCAGATACTCAAACAAATGATCCCGACAGCATACGATATTAACCTATTAAAATAAAAACCAGATGAAAAAAGAAGCAAACGTAGAAAGGTTTTACGATTGGATGCGTAAAATCAACAGTATTCATTTAGCCGATAACGTAAAAATGGCAGCAGCGTTTCACAAAATAGCTACTAATTAAGATGAGATCGGGATATAAATGTTTAAATGTAATCTTCGCAGGCGACAAATACATACGCGTGCGTAATTATCCGGGACTTAACGAGGTTGAAAACAGAGGATTTTTTTCTCTTGAAGCTGTGTTTTCAGCAAAAACTAAAAGCACTATTGGTTTTTGGCGTATAAAACGCAAAGAAGCAATAAAATAAAAGTAAACAATATTTGTTTACTTGGGACGCCCTGTGGTTATTGACTTAAACGCAAATGTAAACAAAGTAAACAATAATAAGCCCAAACGTATATTTGGGCTTTTTGCATTTTTGCACGACAAATCAATAAAAAAAGAGAAAAACAACCCTTGCCCGTATCGCCTTACAAATTAGCTTAAAAAGGCAACAAAGGAAACAAAAAGTAACAATCTTTGTTTACGCAAAAGTATCAACGTTTATAAGGTCTAAGCTACTATTGTAAACAATAAACAATAAATATTATATAAATATATAATAATAATAAATATATAATAATACGCGTAATATAATACGCGTAGAGAACCTGTGCATTCTGTTCCCCCGCCCCTTCAAAGTCAGTGTTGTTTATTGTTTCTTTGTTTACTTTTTACCTTAAACCCAATGAGGGTGCGGGCTAAGAGCGTAAACAAAGAATTTATTTTGTTTCTTGCGTATTTTCGTGATTAGTTAATAAGTTGATTTGTAGATAGTTAAAGATAAACAGTGTAAATTTCTTTGTTTATTTGATTGAAATGTAAAATAGTTTTGTAGTTTTGTGGCATGGCTGCACCTAAAGTAAATATCGAAAACGCAATAAACGAAATACTTTCCGATTTGGATTTTGGTATGGATCGTGCAGACTGTCTTTCGAAATTCGTCGAAAAGTGGCGAGTGTCAACTCGAACGTTTGACCGTTATTGGTCAGAAGCCCTCTCTCGCTTCGCTGCTTTAAACATAAGGGCTCAAAACGTTTTGGAGCAGGAATACATCAACGGGAAAAAAGAAGCCCTTAAAAAGGCTATTTTAACCAAGCACGAACGCATGGAGATTTTGACGCAAATAGCCAAAGGCGAATTAACTTTTCAAAAAGAAGTGCCTACAAAGTTCGGACCTCAAATGATTACAGCAACCCCCGACTTTACGGATAGGAAAGCAGCAATAGCGGAGCTAAACAAAATGGATGGGGAATACGCACCGAGTCGAAAAGATATTACCTCTGGGGGCGAACCTCTTAAGCAAATAACCGGTATAGTCGTAGAGTAATGTTTTTAACTTTCAACAGCCACGGCAACGAAAAGCAAAAAGAAGTTTATCGCCTTTGGGCTAATAAGCACACAAAAGACATAGTTTACGGAGGATCAAAAGGCTCTGGTAAATCATACCTTGGTTGCTCTTTGATGATAGGAGATTGCCTAATGTATCCCGGAATACATACGTTTATAGCTCGTAAGAAATTAAACGACCTTAGAAAGCACACAATACCCTCAATTCATGAGGTTTTTAAGAATTGGGGTATAGGGGAACAGTACTACAAATACAACGGCCAAGATAGCTTTTTTCAATTCCATAACGGCTCAAAGCTTTTCTTGCTCGATGCTGCAACCCTTCCAAGCGATCCGCTTTTCGAGCGTTTCGGGTCTATGCAAATGACACGAGGCTGGATTGAAGAGGCGGGAGAGTTTGAAGAGGCGGCAATGACTAACTTATTTGCCTCAGTTGGTAGATGGAAAAACGATGAGTACAACCTACCCGGAAAGCTTTTGCAGACCTGCAACCCGAAGAAAAATTACCTTTACTCAAAATACTACAACCCGCATAAAGAGGACACGCTTGCAAGCGATAAAGCTTTTATACAAGCCTTGCCACAAGACAACCGTATGCTTCCAAGGGGGTATATTGAGCACTTAGAAAACATTCTCGATGAGGTGGCAAAGCAAAGACTACTTCATGGTAATTGGGATTATGAAAGCAACCCTTACGCCTTACTACCAAGCTACGACAATATTTGCAACCTTTTCACAAACTCTTTTGTTGAGGCTGGACAAAAACGCTATTTATCTTTAGATATCGCTTATTTGGGTGCAGATACATTCGTGGCAACTACTTGGGCGGGTTTAGTGATTGAAAAAGTTAGGTGCATAGACAAAATCGATGAGGTTGCAATTGGTAATCAAATTATTCTATGGGCAGAAGCTGACAGAGTACCATACTCGAATATTGTTTATGATGCGGACGGCTTGCGAAAGTTTACAGCTAACAGCCTTAAGAAGCTAACTGCTGCAAAAGCATTTAACAACAACGCTGCTCCGCTAAAAGGCAAAAACTACGGCAACTTAAAAGCTGAGTGCGCTTTTAAACTCAAAGAGCTTGTCGAGTCAGACCAAATTTATATAAAAGACCAAACATATCGAAAACAAATCATAGCGGATTTAGAGAACGTTTGCAGAGAACCACTCGACGATGAGGGCAAAATACGTCTTGAGAAGAAAAGCAAACACAAAGAGCGCACGGGGAAGTCGCCCGATTTCTTTGATAGCTTATTGATGCGAATGCTTTTTGAGATAAAACCCTCGGGAGGTTGGGGGTAAGATTATTTTTTATATCTTTGGTAAAAAGTAAAATATACACATATGTACACACTTAGAACTATTACCGAAACAAGCGAAGTAAATAATTGGCTTGGCTATCAATACGAAATCATCACACGAGAAGAAAGCTACGAAGCTTTTAAGCCTTTATTTGAGGCTTACTTCGAGGAACCTCACGTAGCAGACTTAGACCCAACAGCGAACGAGGAAACCAAAAGATGTTACGCCTTTATCCTTAACGAAAAAGAGGAGGCGATCCCAGTATACAAGAGGCAAAAAAATTACATAGTTACCGAGAGTGGGAAGACTTTTTCTAACATAACCTACAAATAACGTTCCCGTGCTTGGCGAGGCGCAAGGAAGAAGACTAATGTAACAATATCAAATAACATGAAAGATAAACAACGGCCAGACAGAACTTTTCTTTATATCAGAATCGCTAAAATATTAATAACCTGCTTAGCTCTTAGCGCAATTTGGTTAGTAGCGATATGGTAAAAAACGACGAAAACATAATCTTAAGCAATGAAGACTTTTATTGCAAAAACCTCGTTATAGGGATAACTATTGACGACATTATGGCAGAGGTTAACGCCTTTGATTGGATGGAGTTGAAGCAAAAACCTATCGAGGAAGTTTTCCAAGATTTCAAAAAGCGTCTTAAGTTTGATAACCCAAAAGGTAAATACTTTTCGATCCGGGAGAAAGCCTTTGCGCATAAGTTCGAAAGAGCTATAATTAACCTTAGTGCTTTAGTTGAGGAGGTTAATAGTTCCTACAACACACCTAATAAAGGCGGTATCTCAAACGAGCACTTACAAAAGTATTATTACATTAAATATTGGGCAGATAAAAAGCAAATAGCCGTTGATTATAACGAGCAAGATTATAATAAAAGAAAGCTATTTAACTTTTATACAATTCTTTTTGATATATTTGCAGTTAAGTTAGATAATTTCAATACTTTTAATAATCAAAAAACAAAATAGCTATGTGGGATCCATGTTTAGACGAAGGCACAACCCCTACTAAAAAAGGGAGTAATAAAATACCCAAAAAGAAAAAGCGTAAAAAACGCTCAAAAAGAAAATAAGGTATGACAATATTAAAACCAATTGACGAAACTTTTGCCTGCGTATTAGCCACAACCCCCGACGAGGTGCTGGCTAATATTTTTACGTTTAATGATTTGTTGTACGTAGAAACGGACGTAGCAGGTTCACAGCTTCAACCTGCAAGCGGTTTATACTTCGGAGTTAATAGGGTGCTTGCTTATGGCCCAATTGCTAATAACTCACGAAACAAGTATAGTCAAATGGCTTACGATTGTATGCTTACTATCGCCAAACCTTCGGACGCAAGGCAAGAAGTTGAGACGGTTGATACAATACCGGGACAGTTTGACGAGATAACCAAAGAGCTTTTAACGCTCGATTTTATTAATACTTTTAAAAGTTATTTTACGTGCTGCGATTATTTAATCGAGGCGATACGATGCCGCCCAGTGTGGAACGTTAACACGATGATGCCAGCCACGAACTACACAGGCGTAGAGATAACTTTTTCAGTAACAATTTAGTATTATGGATATTATATTTTTAATAACAGGCTTTACTATTTTTCATGTAGTCCTTAGATGGAATGACCCGAGAATAAAATGACAATCGAGGAAGCAGTTCAAAGCGTAATAATCGACAAGCTCAAAAAGGCGATAGTCGATAACGACATGGTGGCGACTCGTGCGCTTTACAACTCTGTACGCTTTGAAAAAAAAGAATTACTTGAGCAAATAACAGTTGAGATATTTGCCCTTGATTACATAGTAGGGTTGAACGACGGTATCGCACCAGACGAAAAGCCCTATCCGGAGATAGAAGAGATTAAAGTTTGGATTGCAGCGAAAGGCTTAGACTTAAACCCGTACGCAGTAAGAAACTCAATAATAGCAAACGGTACGACGTGGTATCGTCAAGGAGGCTCAAACATAGTTACGGACTCGGTTAACAATGAAGCGTTTAAACAGGTGATTGAATTAGCGACACCAGACTTAAAAATTAAAATAAAAGAGCAATGGCAATTACTTTTCAAAAACAACCGTTAAAATTCTTCAATGTTAACGAG